CGCCGACTGGTTGGTCGAACGAGCCAATCAACCCGAAATGCACAGCCTTGATCTGGAACACAGCCTGCTTCACCTCGGCGCGTATCGCTTTGGTGCCGTTGCTCCAGCCGTAGTAGATGCCAGCGCTGCCAGAGTGATCGAGCGCGAAGAGCGGCGACGGTTCGCGGTTGGTGTAGGAGATCGTTTCGCCGGTGCGCGTATCGAGCAATGTGGTGACGGTGCTGGGGTGGTCATCAGCCTCGACGCGCACGGCGGCCACCGCCTTGAGGTTGGTATTAGCCTTTGCCTCGGCCGGGATTGGCAGCTTGTTCTTTGCCTTATCCGTGTAGGCTTTGACGGTCTTGGTGGTGATCGGCGTGTCGGTCTTTTCGTCATGCTTCACCTGGCTGGCAACCGCAGACGGTTGCGGCCGCCCGACCTCTGCGCGCTGCTGGTGAGAGCTGAGCCACAGCAGCACACCGCCGATCAGCGCGGCCAGCACCATTTCCCAGTTCGCTTTGAGCCAGATCATTCCACCTTTCCCCCAAACCCGAATGCCAGCGGCGCTGCAGTGATCACGCGCAGGATCGCATTGGACACAGTCAACGCCACCGCGAACCAGGCATACACGTTGCCGGGCAGATAGGGCTGCAACAGCGTGAACTGTGCTTCCAGCGCGATCAGTGCGGCGGCGATCAGGTTCAGCAACAGGGTCTTGGATTTCCACCAGGGCTTGGCGGACACAACAACGGAGTCGTTCATGCGATTACTCCGGGTTCTGGGTTGTAGATACGATTGGCAAGCGGAAGGCTTGTTCTCAGCCATTCCGCCACATTGAAATTCGGGCACGACTTCGCAGCATTCAGATCGCAATGACCAACGACCCGTGCATTCGGGTAAGACCTCTTCAGACCATCAACCAACGCCTTCAGCGATTCCCACTGCTCACGCGAGAACTGATCCCGCCCGATCAGGCAGATACCAATGCTGTTTGCATTGCGGCCTTCCACATGCGCGCCAACCTCATCCAGGTGGCGGCCAGTAGCAACCACGCCGCGCGTGTACACCACGAAGTGATAGCCGATGGAGGAAAGCTCCGGGTTCTGGCGCGAACGCCAGTTGGGCAGCCGCTTGAAGCCGCGCTCTTTGTGCCAGCGGTCGATCTCCATCACGGGCGTGATGAAACCCGGCTTGCTGGGCGAGCCTGTGAAAAGCGACTTGCCGTTGGGCGAGTCGCTGCAGTGAATGACGATGAGATCAATAATGCGAGCCATGCGCGGAGGTTACGCGCGCGCGCGAGATCGATTAAGCCGGAAACGTTTCCGCAAAAAGAAAGCCCCGCACGGGGCGGGGCTTGGTGTCGCTAAAAACGAAAAGCTTCAATCTGGTTTGTTGAAGACGTAACCATCCTCTTCGCACAAACGATAGATCTCTTCAGGGTATTTCGGATTCGGTCCCGCGATCACTGAAGCAGAAAAGCCTTCCTTGTCGTTCCAGAAAAGACCAACCATGTACGGCCTGAATCCATGATATCTGCCTTGAGCGCTCTTCGAATCAACAAGCAGGCAATAATCCACATAAGTCTTGTTGGTAAAACTTTTGGATATATCGCCCCACTTGAACTTCGCCGAGTCCGGGTCTTTCAATTGATCCTTCACGACCTTCATGATGACGGCCTTTTCCTTGGCGGTAAGCTCGGCAGCTTCGACGCTCATTCCGGCCGCCGCCAGCAATGCAACAGCAAGCATCAAGATTTTCATTTCACTTCCCCTCCTTCTCTACAACAACGGCGGTGCCGCTGGCAACCAGGAAGAGCATACTCTTTCCGTCACCAGATATCTCGCTGTAGTCCAGGTTGACGCCAATGATTGCGTTGGCGCCAATACGGTCCGCCTCGTACCTTAGGTCGATCAGACAAGCCAGCCGCGCTTCGCGCAATTCATTCTGCAGCGATCCGCTGCGGCCACCAACGACATCGGTGATTCCGGCAAAAAACTCGCGAATGAAATTCACGCCGCTCACATATTCTGCGGTTATCACTTCCAGCGTGTCCAGGACGCGGTAGCCTTCCAGCTGGTGAGCGGTAGTGATCTTGATCGATGCGATTCTATTCAGCGTTTCTTCTTCGATCATCCTGCGCCGTTCTTCAATCGCTGCTTTGTCCTTCTCTTCCTCGGCATTCAGCAGTTTTGAAATGACTTCGCCGACGCCGTCAATGAGAACATCCTGAATAGGGTATGGAACCAGCGAAAGCCCAAGAGACCCTTTGGCAACCTTCAAATCAATAATCTGGCGGCCACGTATGATCATTAGGTCGCGGTCTTCGTTTGCGCCAGCCACAATGTCATTGACGCTTTCGAGAACATGTCCGTTGGATTTGTACAGCACATCATGCATGCGCATTCCCAGCTTATCGGCTTGGCCGTTTGCATCGACTCCAATCACTACAAGTCCTGGCATAGCAGATCTCCTTAGAAAAACCGATCACTCATCGTCGGCGGGGGAGGAAACTTCTTCGCCCATCCAAGCCGCATAAACGCTTCCAGCAGCTTTTGCAGCCCCGTCGCATCAAGCCGTTTTATACGTTCGAAACCGCCGCCCTGTGCGCTCATCTTCACCGACATGTTGTACAGATCGGCAGCATATTCGATTTGAACTGTAGCGGGGAATGCGGCGAACCTTTCGCCATGAACCAGGCTGCAGGCTTCGAGGCAGCGCACCAGAACAGCGATATCAATTATGGGTACCGCGTCAGCCGCGCCGGTCAAATATACCCCGCCGCCCTCCTTTGCAGGTGGCAACTCGTTCCTTGAATCCCCCGTAGTTTCATAATGAACCCCGCTCATAGCGGACTCGGCCTCAACCCCTCGCAAGACATAGTCAACGGACACGCCGTACTTCTCGGCAAATCCCTGTATGTATTTCATGGATACCTCACCGCGCCGGATCCAGGTCTTAATGGTGTTTGGATTCACATCCAAAGCCATAGCGTAGGACCCCGGAGGGTTCCCAAGAATCTTCACCATGCGGTCCAAGACCGCTTTCGCACCTTCCGAAGAGTGCTCTTTGTAGCTTTCCGCGCACATAGATTCATCCCCCTTGACACGGGTTCAATTTGAACCTCATAATGGTTTCAACTTGAAACTTAAACCAACGAGGCGCAAGTGCACCCCGCAGACATAAATGCCGCACTGCTCAAAGCAGGAGCAAACCAGACCAGGATCGCAGAGAGGCACAAGGTCTCCTGTAATGCCGTGTCCAGCGTGATTCATGGACGCATGAAGTCACTCCGCCTGGCAAAAGCCATTTCAAAAATCACCGGTATTCCGGTTAACACCCTCTGGCCCGGTAAATACACGAAGCGCCAGAAATTGAAACTTGCGGCCTGACCATGAACCCTCAAATCGCTCAGCAGTTGCAATTTTACGCACCAAAAACGCCTTTTACGCATTCCAACAAACTATTTGTTTGGGGGGAACAAAACGGCCATTTTGTCAGGGGCTCCAATGAGTAAACGCAATTGGAAACGCATCCAGCCCACCAGTCTGCGCCAGGCGCTGGAACTCTGTAAGGACCATGCCCGCGAACGTCTCAACCTCTCGGTCGAACTCATCGCCGACCGCATGGGCGTGACTGATCACTGGACGCTCTACAAGTGGATCCAGAAGGGCAGCATCCCCGCAAACATGATCCGCCCCTACGAGATCGCCTGTGGGGTCGACTACATCACCCGTTGGATGGCAGCAAGCGCAGGCAGGCTGTTGATCGATGTCCCCTCTGGCCGCGATGCCAACGCACACGACATCCAGGCGCTGCAAGAGCTGCTCAACCACGCGGTCGGACAGATCCTCAAATTCCACTCCGAGAAGGTAGCTGCTGACGAAGCGTTAGCCGCGATCCAGCAAGGAATGGAGGCCTTGGCATGGCACAAGGTCAACGTCGAAAAACATCAGCAACCGGAGCTCAACTTCAATGGCAACTAAACCCAATCAATCCGCAATCAAGCTCTTCACCGTGCTGGACGTGCTGTGGCGCAACTTCGCCCAAGGCTACACGCCGGGCGAGCTTGCCAAGGCCACCGGCCTCACCGCCAGCAGCATCACCGTCTACATCAAAACGCTCGAAGAGGCCGGGTATGCCGAGCGCATCCCCGAGACGGATCGCATCCGCATATCGATGTCTGTGGCCCGCAAGGCCCTGCAAGTGATGCAGAGCGTCGATGCCGAAGAGCGCCGCATCGTCGAGGTTCGCGGCCGACTTTTAACCACGTCTTAAGGGAGCAACAACATGGCACGTAAAACCAGCGAAGCAAAACCGGAATCCCACGAACTCACGGCAGAACAGACGCCGGGCCTGACCCGAGCCGCCGCCACCATCGCAGAGGGCCATGCCCTCACCGCGCAGCTCGATGCAAACGTCCGCGCGGTCGCCGCGCAGATCGGCTACCAACTGCCCGCCGACTGCACCGACCCGGACCTGATCCAGCGCGACATCAGCGCCAACATGCGCCGCAGCGTCGAAGCGTGTCTGGAGGTCGGGCGCGGGTTGGCGGTGCTGAAGACGGCATGCGGGCACGGCAACTTCGTGGCAAGGCTGGACGTGCTGGGAATGGATCGGTTTGTGGCTGCGAAATTCATGCAGGCCGCCACCAAGTTCTCAAATGTGTCGTCAACAGCACATTTGACGAAAGCCATCGGCAACCAGACCAAACTCTTCGAAATGCTGGTCCTCGACGATGAGCAGCTGGAAGAGCTGGAACTCACCGGCCAGACCGGCGAGCTGCACCTGGACGAGATCGCCACCATGAGCGTCAAGGAGCTGCGCGCCGCCCTGCGCGAGGCCAAGGCCGACGCCGAAGCCAAAGACCAGGTGCTAGCCGAAAAGAATCAGAAGCTGGACGAGTTGGATAAGAAACTTCGGAAGCGCAAGGAAGTTGAATTGGTGCCGTGGGACGAGCGCGTGGGCGACCTGAATGGGGAACTTTCCATGATCGCCTTGGGCGTAGAAGAGCTGCTCGAAAAATACTGGGTGATATTCGAAGCCATGCGCGCCGCGCAGTTCGAGAACGACGAGAAGGAGCGCGCTCGTTCGATGCTGGCCAAGAATTTCCACGACCGCACGCAGCGCATAGTAGAGCGCGTAGCGCATATCCAGGCTTCGATGTTCGAAGAGTTCGACGGCTATATCAATGAGCCGAAACACCTGCTGGCAGGCAGCGAGGGCTGATGTCATGCCAGTCGAGGAGAGCGGTGTGCGCGAATATCTGAAAAGCCTTGCGGTTCGGCTGGATGCTGCCGGGCATGGCAATTGCGGTGAGCTGTTGGCTTCCGCGCAAACGTTCCTTGGCTGGTCGCGCTCGCGTCTATACCGGCAATTGAAACAGCAGGCCGGATGGGTATCGGGTCGTTCTACACGCTCCGACAAAGGGCGTACTCGACAGAACGAGCAGTCGCTGGAAATGCTCGCCGCCCTCAAGAAAGAGGCGATTCGCAAGAATGGCAAGGAAACACTGCATACGCCTACAGCGGCAAGCCTGGTGCAGGTGAACGGCTCCGAGATCAGCGTCTCTCCCTCGCGCCTCAACCGCCTTCTCAAAGATCGAAAGCTGGATACGGCTTCGCAAACGCGCGCCAGCGCGCACACCACAATGCGGGCGGAACATCCCAATCACGTGCATCAGGTTGACCCCAGCCTGTGCCTGATCTTCTACATGCCCAACGGCGAGCAGCGCATCATGCGCGATGACGAGTTCTACAAGAACAAGCTGGAGAACGTCGCCAAGATCAAGCTGAAGGTGTGGCGCTACGTCCTGTGGGATGGCGCATCCAGCGCCATCATCCCCTGGTATGTCGAAGCGGCGGGAGAAACGCAGCACAACCTGTTCCAGTTCCTGATGTTCGCATGGGGACAGCAGCCGGGTCGCCCTTTCCACGGTGTTCCGAGAATGATGGTGTGGGACAAGGGAAGCGCCAACGGTGCCCATGCCATCAAGAATCTGCTGAAGGCGTTGCAGGTCGAGGAATATTCACACGCCAAGGGAAATGCGCGCGCCAAGGGCGGCGTAGAGGGTGCCAACAACCTGGTTGAAACTCACTTTGAGTGCCGCCTGCGCTTCCAGCCGGTGAGCAATGTGGAAGAGCTCAACGCCGCCGCCTGTGCGTGGGCGAACGCCTACAACGCCGACCTGATACCCAACTTCGACGCGCGTTTACACCGCGTCGGACTGCCACGACCGATGGCGCGCTACGACCTGTGGCTGAAGATCACCCAGGAACAGCTACGCGTGCTGCCGTCGCTGGAGGTTTGCCAGGCGCTGATGGAAGGCAAGTGTATCGAGCGCAAGGTTGGCCCAAACCTGAAAGTCAGCTTCCGCCATCCCCAAGCGCCGCGCACGCTTGAGTACGACGTGGCACACCTGCCAGGTGTGTGCGTCGGCGACATGGTAGAGGTGAGCCCGCTGGTGTACGGCGATTGGCCCATCGTGATCCGCGTGGCGCGCTACGACGGCGCTCCGCTGGAATATACCGTCACACCCGAGACTCAATACGACGACTTCGGACAGCCGATGTCGGCAGCAACATGGGGCGAGGAATTCAAATCTCGCCCAGACACGGCGGCGGAAACTCAGGGCAAGAAGCTGGATCGCTTGGCCTACCCAAACCGCGAGCTGGAGGAAATCACCAAGGCCCGCGACAAGAACGAGACGCCGTTCGAAGGCAAGCTCGACGCATTGGATCACCTCAACAAGATCGACATGCCTGCCTACCTGGCACGGCGTGGCTCGGAAATCACCGTGCCGCAGCGCGTACAGATCGAGATCAAACCGCTCACCCAGACCCAAGCAGCCATGCGCCTGCGCACCCTGCTGGGCAGGCCGGTGGCGGCAGAAGACCGCGCCAAG